ACTAAAATTTGCGTAAGACCATAAGCAGCAAGCACAAATAGCAACAAGTTCATTAGTAATATCCATAACCACTTAAATAGCGGCGGATCCGTGATGGAGTGATGGAACCCTTCTTCGGTTCTTGGGGAACTTCCCCAAGCCTCGTAGAGTCTCCTGGTGTGGGATCCACGAGATGATCTTCAAACTCATTTTCAATAAAATCTTGCATTTCTAAATGAGGTGTTTGAGAATCAATGAATTTTTTTGTAGAATATAAAACTACCTGGGCGGCACTGACCTTCTCGTCAACAACCTCCTCATATTTGCCCTCTAAACTTCCAAACACATTCCCACTTTGGATGGTGCTGGGCTCCACAACACCTTCGTTTACAAGATGTTTAAAGTAAGAATTTTGGATTCCATAAATTTCATCACTTAAATTTTCTTTAGGAAACGTGATGATTTTGTTAAGAGAGGTATCAAGGATAATATCAATTAATCGATGATCTAAGATCATAATTTTGCCATCTAAAGTTTTCCTGACTTGAAGCTCAATTTTTATGCTTGGCGTGGCTTCAGCCTCTATGTTGATTTTAATCGACATTTAAGGAAGTTTCCCTTACTAATCCCTGAATCTTTATAACTTCTTCCACCATTTCTTTGGTTGGTGTCATCGTTTTATAACTTTCTAAAATATCTAATATCTTTTTTGCGCCTTGCATCATATCATTGTCGGTTATAAACTCCTCAATAGTTAATGATTTCTCCAGCTCTGTTTTCAATCTTCCGATTTCCTCATTCAAATGAGTCTTAAGTTCCAGCCCATTATTGTGAAATGAAGTAATAAATTTATTTAATAAAATCTTCTGTTCTTTAAGTAACGTGTCATGATATTTTTGATTAAATTTATTGACAAAAGATTTATACACAAGGTTATCAACGGCTTGCATTCTATCTTCTTCTTTAATCGACGCCATTTTTTCTACTAACTCATTTTCTAAAAGAATTTTAGATTTAACAGGAACGTTGTTATTAAAAATTTGAGAGATGGAGGCTAAGTCTTTATAATTGGGAATAAAATTGGCAAAGATTTCACTAGATAAAGATTTTTTAATATGTCGAGTTAACTTATTTTGCTCTGATATTAGGGCTTTCTTGTTTATGTTAGAGTGTCTGACTTTGACTTCGTTTAAAATCTTCTCAGCTGTATTCGGATTTACATTCTTAGTATGCATAATCGCGTGATACAATTTTAACTCTCTATACATTTCTGTTCTTACATTAAACGACTCTTTAATAAGTTTGGTAATGCTTTTTTGCGCTTTTGGGGTTTTTGACAGAATAGATTTAGTCAATTCTTGAATTAAGGCTTCATATAAAAAGGCACTATTTCTTTTCTTATTATGCTTAAACTTTGTCATTTTTATTTTCCTGTTTCTTTTTAGTGGCAAGATTTTCAATTATTTTCTGAATTTCTATATCATTCTTCAGAATCTTTAATTCTTCTTGCTTATATTTTTTACTATAATTAGTTTCTTGATTCTCATAAACTCCTTTTGACAAACTTTGTAACCCATCGGACCATCCCTTATAAATGTTCCGGGGAGTATTTTTGCCAACTTCTTCGGCATATTTTCCCTTATAACTTCTTTTTCTTGCGCCCATGTCCCGCTTGTCTGATTTGACCGCTGTATATTTTTTCCCCTTTGCGCGTGGAGTGGTATACTCTTTATCATCTGGTCGTTTCCATTGCAAATCATTTCTCTTGCCAGGTTCAGCAAGGAGTGTTTCTTCTTCGGCACCTTCGTCTGGCTCCAGTGCTCCTTCTTCCTCGCCAAGATCAGTGTCTCCACCAAGAAGATCCTCACCGCCGCCACCAGCCATTTCCGCAGAGCCTTCTTGGGCTGCGGTTTCGAGCGCCACATCCAAGCTTTTATCATAAAACATTTCTCTCTGATTTCTGACAACTTCGTCCTCTGACATATCAAAAATATTTTTTGAAACCCAGCGGCGACTGAAGAAACCCTCCGTGGCTGTACTGGCGATTTCAAACTTGGTCCTCCAATGTTCTAACTCTTGGAGTTCAGCAAGTTTTGACGGAGCATTTAAATGAAGCTTGAATGAGATCAGATCTTTATTTTTATATCCCAAAGTATATAAGTGAATCACAGCTATTTTTTCTAACTCTGAAACGATGCTCCGCTGGAGTCGGCTGATTGTTCTTGCAAAGCGAATATCTTTTTGAGCTAAAGTGGTCTTATCTTCTGAACCTTCGTCACCTTGGGTTAGATAGGATGCGGGGATTTTTAAAGCCGAAAACAATTTATCTCTTAAATATTTAACGTCATCAATATCCCCCGTATAAGTACCACCGGGCAGTGACTCAATTTTGGTTGCAGCTTGCCCGCCACGAATCGGAATAAAGTAATCTTCGTCAATACTCATAGGATTATACCGCAAGTCAACTCGACCAGTATCTTGATCAATTACTTGGTTTCTTTTCATTTGAGTGACGATTCTTTGCATGTGTTGTTCGACTTCATTTTCTGGAATCCCGCCAACGTCAATATAAAAAACACGCCGCTCGGGGGATCGAACAACTCTGTACGCCATCATCGCGTCCTCAAGAAGCATTAATTGCCTCCAGATTCGGCGGGATGATTCTAAACAGGATGTGCCATAAGGTGCATACTTATCATTTCCTAAGATTCTAAAGTGAGCGACTTGCCAATTCTCAAATGTAAGTCCGCCAGAATTCCATTGGAACTGTACATAATTAGGATTAGTTTTGTCTTCTCCCTCTAATCGTTCAATTTCACCTGGTGGCAACCCAATGACAGACTTTATTCCCAAGCTATCATCAATATCCAAATAGAGAAAATAGTCTCCATATTTGCACATACTGCGGCACCAACCATAAAGATTAAACTCTATATTTAAAATACTATAAAACAAATCCTGTAATATTGTTTTGATTTCTTCATTCGGACAGTTTACCGTTAAAAGTTTTTGGAGAGGAGACGAAACTGTCATCTCATCTGCATAAATATCCATAGCCGACGCAATCTCAGGCATATACTCCATTTGATCGAAGTCTACATATCTTTCACTTCGGGCTGCATTTGAGGTAGATTGCGCATACACATTATCAAAAGGGTTGTATGTAGATTTCTTAAAGCTCAACCCCGCCGCAGATTGAAATTTATATTTATCTAACTGCCACCTTTTCTCGCTTCGCGGGTTCTGTCTTTGATACTTTGTAATCGGTCCAGAAAGCAGCCGAGTCAGAGCTTTAAATAAGAAAGAATCCGGGTTGCGAGTATTTTGTTTGTTTTTGTTCATTATTTATTAACCTTTTATAAGCCATCCAAAATTTTTATAATTTTCTTGTGCTTCTCTCATTTTATCAAAAGATTCTTGTTTTTTGTAGCCATACATACCAGGAATTGTCGTATTTAATTTTGTATTGGAACTTATCATTGAATTTAAAAATGCTCTCTTGTACGCTAAGTCTTTTGTATTCTCTTCCAAAACAGTATCTCGAACCCAGCAACAGATGGCTAGTGACATAACTAAGTCATCATTATATCCTCTCTGCGCTTCGGGTCTTCCGTTTCTCCAAACAAATGTTTTTAATTCTTGAAATACTCTTATAGAATTCAAAGTAATTAGTTCATTTCTTATGAATTCCTCCAGTTTAGCGACAATGAGTGGTCTGGTTTTTTGAGACGTTGTAAAGCCAGCGATTACGTTTGTTGCACCATCAGCTCTATATTGTTCCACATATTCATGAGTTCCTTTAGTAGAGTAATATAAATTTGGATAACCGGCATCGATGAGCTTTTCCAAAACTGAATAGCCAATGTTGTTATTTTCAACAATGACCATTGCATCTCCATATTCTTTTCCGGCGTCGAATAATAGTCGCGCAAATAAATCTGTTGTTGGTTTGCCGCGATATTCTGCGACCTGTTCCATAGTTTTGGTATCGAAAACGTGGAACACTGAATAATCATTTCCATCACCGCGAGCAACGTCGCCTACCAACAAGTATTTGCTTTCGGGATCATATTCTTTCCAAATCCAAAAATTTCTATCAAAACCTGTTTGATGTTTCGG